TTCTTTATAATTCTACTATATGTGTTGTTTGACGCAGAAATCATATCCTTATTTGATGTCATTTGCACACGAAGACCCTTCTGTTTCAATGCAGAACCCAGGTCATCCAATACATTTCCATCCATAATGAATGGCTTTCCGTATTTGCCTAGGTCCATACAGACTTTAATCACACCATCAATGTCTGTATTATTTAATGATGCCACCAATTCTGTGGCTATCTTTCCATCTTCCTGCATCTGTGCAGTGACAATACTGACATATTCCCAACCAGAGGTTCGCTCAATTGCAAACACTTCAGGGTTGGTAGGTCTACCTTCAGGGCATTGAGACCAGGCTCCAACAGGTATCCAAGCGTTCATTGAGGACACAAACTGGTTTAATCTATAACGCCTAGCGTCAGGTTCAGGCATTGTGGCTAGTTCGTTCTTAACAGACTCCCTATTTAGGATGCCACTTGCTAATTGTGGGTTAGCCATACGCACAGCGTCTTCATCATCTAGAGCACAGCCTTGAGGTGCTTCCCAGCAGAAGAATCCAAATCTTTCTAGGTCTTCTTGTCCTTGGATGGCTGCCATTCCTCTTTCGTACAAATGTTTTAAGAGATTACTTGTGTCATCACCTGCTGTTGTGATTCCAATGGTTAGCCCATCTGTGCGGGTAGCAGAACCAAGACTCATAGCAGTCCACACATCCTCATTAGCCACATGCAACTCATCAAATACTACTAGGGATGGATGCAGTCCTTGTGCTGTTGCTGCCTTTGCTGCAATAACCTTATATATACCTGTACCGTCTTTAGTCCAAAGTCCTCTATGTTCCGTAGACTTACTAAAGAAATGTGCAAGCAATTCACTTGAATCTACCTGGTGTTTTAGCCTGCGATAGACTATCTTGGCCTGATCCGCAGAGGCTGCCACAGAGATTACTTCAGGTGCAGGCTCATGCAGGAGCATACCGTAGAGGGCAAATAAGGCACCTAATAGGCTCTTTCCGTTCTTTCTAGGCATAGATATTACTACCTGTTTATACCTTAGCCTACCTGCCTTAGAAGGGTCGTGGTAGTCATCTGGGTATCTCTCTAAGACATGCTGGATTAACCACTTCTGCCAGTCTGTTAATACCAATATCTCGTCATTCTTTTCTGGCAATCGCCATAGTGTTTGAGATATATTAATAACCTTGTTTCCGTCAGTAGGAAACTCTGGCGAAAGTGGCAGGGTAAAGTAAGTAGGCTTCCAATCAACCATTAGCAATAGCAGCCAACATATCTGCTGGTGACATTTCTGAGGTTTTTCTATTGTTTAGAAGACCAAGGTTTGCCAATAGCCCAATCAAGATAGGTGCATTTTGATGACGCTTATCTGGATGGGCATCTATGGTTTCGGCTAATAGGACTGCTTGTTTGGCTGCTGCCATATCTACATCATCTAGCCATGTAGCCTTGGATATAGATAATCTCACACTATCTGCCAAAGTGTGGTCAAGGTTTAATGGCTCATTTACTATTGATACATCTCTAAGGCTTCTAGGGCCTTGGCTCATACCTGTTCTCATGTTGCTCCTTTTACTATTTATAGTTTCTGGTTTCTATTATACTCTATCAGGGTTTCCAGCATGAAATATAAAAAACCACATATCTTTTTATCTCAAACCAAATATCCCAAACCTTCGTATCCGCATATTGAGCATATGCCAACTATAGGGTTTGTTATACCAATGGATATCCTTCTTTGTCCCCTGCGATTTTGCGGCCTATTGACAAACCTTCGTAGTTGTGATATGGGCATATGAGCGTCTCAGGGTTTGAGATGGTTTGTCTCACTATATGGACAGGCCTTAGAAAGTCCGCTCTTATAAGAGTATCCAAACCACCATATCCACATATGTCCACTATGAGTATCTCTTATTCCAATAGTTTAATCGTTTGAATGTTTGATTGCCTCTACCGCTATTACATTGTTTACATGATGGTAATAGGTTGCTTGCTTCATTGGTCCCGCCAAGACTTACAGGAAGTATGTGATCAGCCTCATTTGCTGGATTACCGCAATAGTGGCATGTCCAATTGGCTGCCTCAAGGACTATCTTTCTGTTCCGTTTATATTCTGCGGTGGCGTATGGTGAACCCATCCTATAACCCTTCCCAATCCGCAGCATCGCTCATATCCACATCCGCATTCTTCGCAGTAGTAGACTTCCTTGGCTCCCTCTGGAGTAATCTCTCGCATCTATTCCAAACCTCCTTGTACTCATCCCAACTAAAGGCTACCTCTCCTATATTTACTAGGTCTAGGAGATGTGCTGCACAACACCAGCCCCAATCATGATGAAAATAATAGGCTGATTGAGTACATCTTCCACATACCCTGGGCCTTTGGCTAGTCTTGTATTTGCCCAGGTAGTAGAAAGGATTGTTGGAGAAACCGTATTTGGGGTGTGCCGTCATAACTCATCAAGTATAGCAGAAATTCTCCTTTTTACAGATAATACATCTATTCTTCTAATAGGCTCATCAAATGCCAAAGCATGGACATTATCAAAGGCTTTAAACATACGCTCTTCTAAAGTCTTTCTAATAGCCTGATTATCTCTCATCTCACTGAGTTTATAATACTTCTCTTCCCACATGGTTACTTCTGTTTTCTTTGGTCTACCTCGTTTTTTATCCATTTAGTTTACCCAGGAATTCTTCTAGATTATCAGCAATGATGGCATTGTGATTATTTGTCTCATTATATCTTTTCATGTGATATTTCATTACATATTCTGCAACCTTGTCCAAGAGACGATTATCTGGCCTCAACAAACCTGTTTCATACTTATCCACAGCCTTGTTGCATCTATTGCATACTATTCCTCTTACACATTTGCCACAGGTAACAAGACCATTACAGCATTTATGGTCATGATCCACATGAAGGGTTCTTTCTGGCTTGTCCCCGCAGATTTCGCAACCATTTGCTGAACGCTCATTAAACTCTTCTATGCTTAACTTATATTTATAATTAAGATTATATTCTCTTGTATAATGTGGTTTACCATCAAAATAGTAAATACCATTGTCTACTACTCTGTTTTTATGCTCAATCGTGCCATTTCTAACTACACGAGCATAATGCTTTCTACACATACCCTTGGCATAGTGATGTGTCTCACATTCTGAGACGCTGCATTGCTTTTTGTTCCCACCAACATGAGATTTAAGAGATGATCCTACTCTGCAATATTTACAGTAATAGTCATAGCCGTCTGGCTGAGAATGTCTTTTTGTAAGGTTTTGATTTAATTTATAAAATTGGTCAAGTGTTTTTGTTTGTTGACATTTAACGCATTGTTTAGTATTCATGTATTAATTGTATCACAACACAAAAAACTTGTCAACTTGCTATATATAAGATATTTCTATATACTATATATAAGATAGTTTTTAAAACTATAAGGATATCTTTCTTTCTTATATATATTTAAGTATACACCATTTACCCTTGGCTTGCAACCTAAAAAGCCTTTTCTTAAATGAACATTAGATGAATTCTTTATGAGAGTTTCCTGAGAACCATATCTCTATGGTTAATTAAAGGCTTTCCTGGCTTATTAGAAACCTTCCTGGATATAGGAAGACCAGAACCGCCAGAAAGTGTCTAAAAAGTACCGTAGAAGCCTTTTAAAGGCCATTCCTAGAAGGACTCTAAGGCTATTCTTTTCCATGTGGCAGACCCTGGAGGACCACCAGTAACGCAAATGTATAAATAACTACTGTTAAAGCCAAGTTGGCCTGTGTTTCCTCCATCTGTAGATGATGATGGACCTGAAGCAGTTAAGGCTAATGCTCCATTAAATTGAAGAATATTGCTACCACCACCTGATGGGTCAAAATTTATTACTAATGCATTAGTTGCAGCAGCATCATTTTTCTTAATTATAAATGTGTCGCTACTTCTTGTAATTGATGTTTCACCAACTTTAAGAGTGCTGTTTGTAGTTAAATTACCAGTGCTAGTTAAAGCACCATTAACAGTTACAGTACCTGCAGAAAAATCTCCACCAATTAATGGTGTTGCTGTGCTTGTGTTAGCAATATAAAGTTTGTCATTGCCTGTTTCATTTTGTCCTGCTTCATGTCCAATGAATACATTTCGTGAACCAGTTGAGGACCATCCTGCTCTCCAACCCAGTGCAGTATTTCTTTCTCCATTTGGATTTTGTTGAAGTGCTGCTCTACCAATTGCTGTGTTTCTTCCAGTGTTTACTACAGTTGCAACTGGTACGCTAAAGCCTGATCCTGCCAAAAGTCCTGCGGGAGCAACAGCAGTATCAATTGCTAAAATATCATTAACAATAAGAGCAGTATATCCTGCAGTGGTAATTGTTACAGTTGTAACTGCTCCACCAGATACTTCTATTGTTGCTATTGGAAGACCACTAACATTGGTATTTTC